AACGGCATGACCCCGACAGCAGACAGCTTGCGGGGGTTCCGCAATCGCATCATCAACGGTGACATGCGGATCGACCAGAGGAACGCTGGGGCGAGTGTGACACCGACTGACGGCGTATATACGCTGGATAGATGGAGGGCGTTTGCAAACCAACTTAGCAAATACTCTGTGCAGCAAAATGCAGGTGCTGTGACTGCGCCAGTAGGGTTCAATAACTATTTAGGCGCTACTTCTCTTTCCGCCTATAGCGTAGGCGCGTCAGAATATTTTATGGTCAGTCAAGCCATTGAAGGATTTAACACGGCTGACCTTGGGTGGGGAACCGCTAACGCGCAAGCTGTGACGCTATCGTTTATGGTTCGCTCATCTTTGACCGGCACTTTTGGCGGTGCTTTACAAAACTCTGCAACAAATAGAAGTTACCCGTTTAGCTATTCAATCCCCGTAGCAAACACTTGGACTACCATTTCAATAACGATTGCTGGCGATACAACCGGCACTTGGGTTGGCGCAACTAATGGGATTGGTTTGCTAGTCCGATTTAGTCTGGGGATGGGGTCAACCTTGAGTGGCACTGCTGGCGCATGGGCGGCTGGTAATTTTTATTCAGCCACAGGCGCAGTCAGCGTAGTAGGCACAAGCGGAGCCACCTTCTACATCACAGGCGTCCAACTTGAAGCTGGCTCTGTCGCCACGGCGTTTGAGCGCAGACCGTATGGGACTGAGTTGGCGTTGTGCCAGCGATATTGCAGAGTTTGGACAAGCACAGCTATGGGACAGGCAATAAGCACTCAGTTGACAAATTCAGGAACACTTTATTTTCCTACCACCATGCGTTCAGCACCAACACTTTCTGGAGCAAGTTTTACAGTAACTACTGGTTTAACAGGAACTCCGGATTTTGTATACCCAACAGAAAATTCTGTGTGGGTTTACAACTCAGGTAGTAACTGGACCAGTGGCACAAATGTCCGCTTGACAGCAACAGCATCTTCGGAGTTATAAGCAATGTTTAAACTTACAAATGCAGAAGTTATCAAACGCCTGTCCGACAACGCCTTCATCCCCTTCGACCCCGCCAACACGGACTACCAAGCCTACCTAGCTTGGCTTGCCGAGGGCAACACACCAATTCCAGCAGATGAACTTAACCAAGGAGAAACTCAATGAAACTACTCGCAATTGTTTTTGCAGCCATGATTCTGACGGCTTGCGCCACTGGGAATGACGCCTACTACAAGGCCATTGAAGCCCGGGAAAACCGTCTAGCCCAACAAGAGATGATTGCCGACACTGCCATTTCAGAGATGGCGGCAAAGGGTGACCTCCAAGCCAAAGGCATGGGGATTATGTATTTTGCCCTTAAGAACGCTGGATCCAAGCAAGCACAGCAGATGATTGCCGCACCTAAGTCCACAGCAGAGGCTTTGCTGCCCTGGGCTGCGCTGATTGTGCCTAGCATCACCCAGTTTTACAGCATCACCAAGAATGCGGAGATGGCTATCAACTCCAGCAACAACGCTTTGACTGGCAAGTTGTCCGATAACGATACGCTTACCGACTTGGTAATTGGCCGCAAACCAATCATCGGTACTTCTGATGATGTTTTGCTCTATCCTGTGCCGTAATGTTTCCCAACCCTTACCTCTTGGCTGGTGCGCTTGCTGTTGGCTTGCTGACGGGATGGACAGCCAACGGGTGGAGGCTGAACGGTAAAATTGACGAGATGGTGCTTGAGCATACGCAAGCCGTGCAGGTTGCAACGCAGAAGGCACTGGACGAAACCACACGGATGCAAGGGGAAAAAGATGCCGCAGTTCAAAAAGCCGCTGCCCAAGCGCAGCGCAACATGGCTGATGCCAATTCTGCTCGCAGTGAGCGTGACAGGCTGCGGGACGACCTCGTTGCCAGTCGCAGCACCTTCTCCGAAGCTACCGATGCCTCCCTCGTTAAGTACGCCAGCACCCTCAGTGTCGTATTCGAGCAATGCACGAGAGAATATCTTACAGTGGCAGAAAAAGCTGACGGACACGCCACTGACTCCCAAAGTCTCTTCACAGCTTGGCAAGCAATAGCACAGGTGAAATAAATGGATCCAGTTGAAATTGACCTTGTAAAGTATGGTGCGCTTTGGCAAAAGGTGCAGGATTATGAGCGCCGCTTTGAGGTGGTTGATAAGAAGCTCGACAAGATGGAACACCAACTTGACGAGCTTCTTGCGCTCGCCAACAAAGGCCGTGGTGGGTTCTGGGCTGGCATGACCATCGCCAGTTCAATCGGTGCGATTGTTGCTTGGCTGGCTGGACATATGAAAGGCTAACAATGTCACCTGAACTGCAAAAATACTATGAAGACAGGTTTGACCTGTTTTCTCAACCTGGTTGGCAAGACCTGATGGAGGATGCCAACCTGATGTTGCAAGCAATGAACAACATCTCTACCATTGCGGACGAAAAAAGTCTACAATTCCGCAAAGGTGAGATTTCAATTATGACTTGGCTGATAACCCTCAAAAGTGTCAGTGAACGAGCGTATGAGGAATTGAATGAAAAGAATGTATGAATTTGTCTGCGAAAGCGGACATCGCACGGAGGCTCTGGCAGTTTATGAGACTGCTGAAGTGCCGTGCGGATGCGGGGGCACAGCCCACCGTGTCATGAGTGCACCTGCGATTAGCTTAGAGGGGTGGTCGGGCAATTTCCCATCTTCATGGATGAAATTTGACCAAAAGCACCGCGATAAGTTAGCCGCAGAGCGCAAAGCCAACGCATAAACAATAGTGTCGCGTTGGATTCTCCTACAACCCAAAAGGCAGGAAACCGTATGTTGATTGACAAAGAACCCGATGAGCTAGGCGAACTTGAAGTCGAAGAGCAAAAGAACGAACTTCCTGAAAAATACAGGACAAAAAGTTTGGAAGAAGTTGTGCGGATGCACCAAGAGGCTGAAAAGCTGATTGGCAAACAGGCCCAAGAGGTCGGTGAAGTCCGTAAATTGGCTGACGAGTTAATCAAGCAGAACCTTGGGTCAAAGCAACCAGCTACACAAGATGAGCCGGAAGTAGATTTTTTTGAGAACCCGCAAAAGGCGGTTCAATCGACAATCGACAAGCATCCTGATGTGGTCGCAGCCAGAATTGCTGGACAAGACTTCAAAAAGATGCAGATTCAACAGAAGTTATCGCAAGAGCATCCTGACTTCACGCAAATCGTGAATGACACGGGGTTCCAAGATTGGGTGAAAGCATCACCTATTCGTCTGGGGCTGTATGCACGTGCTGATGGCGACTTTGATTACGATTCGGCGAATGAACTGCTGACCACCTACAAAGAGTTGCGTGGCGTGAAGGCTCAACAGTCCGAAAAAGCGTCTGACGCTACACGGGCCAAGAGCATGAAGGCCGCACAGGTTGATGTGGGGGGTAGTGGTGAGAGTTCCAAACGAGTCTATCGCAGGGCAGACCTGATTCGGCTCAAAATGACCGATCCAGCCCGATACGATGCGCTGAACGATGAAATCCTTACAGCGTACGCAGAAGGTCGGGTCAAGTGACCTAACTTTTTTTTGGAGAATTCAACATGGCCTATCCTACCCCCCAAGTAACCAACGCAACCGCAGCAACCTTCATCCCCGAGATTTGGTCTGACGAAATCATCGCCGCATACAAGAAGAACCTTGTTATGGCGAACCTCGTCATGAAGATGAACTTCAAGGGCAAAAAAGGCGATGTGGTTCACATTCCCGCACCTACCCGTGGCAACGCCACTCTGAAGGCAGCATCCACCGCTGTGACTTTGATTGCTGACACTGAGTCGGAAGTCACGGTCAACATCAACCGTCACTTTGAATACAGCCGTTTCATTGAAGACATCACAGAAGCACAAGCCTTGGCCTCTTTGCGCCAGTTCTACACCTCGGACGCTGGTTATGCTTTGTCCCGTGCTGTGGACAGCGACCTGATCCAAGTGGGCCGTGCATCTAACGGTGGCAACAGCGCAAACAGTGCTTATGCTGGTGGCTTTGCTGGTGGTGACGGTACTACCGCCTACGTTGCTGCAAACAACAACGAAAGCGCATTGACCGATGCAGCCATTCGCCGCACCATCCAGCGTTTGGACGACAACGACACCCCAATGGATCAGCGTTTCTTTGTGATCCCACCCTCCAGCCGTAACACGCTGATGGGCTTGGCTCGTTACACCGAACAAGCGTTCGTGGGTGATGGCAATGCAATCCGCAATGGCGAAATCGGCAACCTGTACGGCATCCCAGTGTTCACCACCTCTAACGCTGACACGACTAGCGGCTCAAACGCCGCCCGTGTGTGCTTGATGGGTCACCGTGATTCGATGGTGTTGGTTGAGCAAATGGGTATCCGTTCGCAAGTCCAGTACAAGCAAGACTACCTGTCTACCTTGTTCACCTCGGACACCTTGTATGGTGTTGCTGGTCTGCGTAACGCAGCATCCGTGGGTGCGGCTAAGTCTGCATCCTTGTTTGCTCTCGTCGTGCCAGCCTAACCCCCAAGCCCCCAGAAATGGGGGCGTTAACTTTAAGGAGTTAGATCATGGCAGCAGCAACCGCAATTACCTCGCGTCGAGGTAACGACCAGTTCCGTGGCGTCTTCAGTGACACATGGGCTATTACCTGCACTTTGAACTCGGCATCCGTTGCCGATCAAGCGGCAGCAACCGATACCGTGGCAGTTCCAGGCGTTGTCTTGGGCGACATGGTGATTTCTATGTCTGCTGGTGTTGATGAGGCAGGGCTTGTTCGCCGTGCTTATGTCTCCGCTGCAAACACAGTGACGATTGCGACAACCAACACGACTGGTGCAGCAGTGGATTTAGGATCCACCACTGTGCGTCTTGTTATTGGTCGCATGGTTTAAATCGGGGGCTTCGGCCCCCTTTTTAGTGAGAGAACAATGGCTACATTTCGTTGCATCCAGTCTGGCAACACAATCACCTTCACCCAACAGCATGACATTGAAACCATGCGGGGCCATGCAGGTTATGTGCGGGTGGATGAGAAACCAGCAGAACCAGAGGTTAAGCCTCTACCCATGAACCCTCCCCCACCTAAGAAGATGGGGCGTCCACGTAAATCAACCATTTAAGGATTCATCATGATGATGCCTAAAGACAAAAAAGAAAAGAAGTCTATGCCTCTGACCATCATGGTGGCGGTTGGTAAGCCTTCCAAGGCCATGCCTCTGCGCGGTTCACGGACTGCCAAGAGCCAAGCCAGCAAAGCCAAAAAGAAATGAAAACCAAAGCTGAAAAGAAGATCAGCAAGGTCATGCGCGAGTACAAGGCTGGCGAGTTGACCTCCAATAAAAAGGTGGTCAAGAATCCAAAGCAAGCAATTGCGATTGCTTTGAGCAAAGCAGGGAAGGCGAAAAAGAAATGAAACCTGGACTCTACGCAAACATCAATGCCAAACGTGCCCGTATCAAGGCAGGTTCTGGCGAGAAAATGAACAAGGTCGGCTCTAAGGCTGCACCTTCCGCTGCTGACTTCAAGGCGGCGGCAAAGACTGCAAAGCCCCCTAAAAAGGCCAAGTGATGAGCAAGGAAGCCAAACACTACCTGCCTAGTGGTAAACCCTATAAAGGCCCAACTCACAAAGAGGGTGGTGTTTTGATGACGGGTGCAAAACACACCGCCAGCAGCAAAAATCTGACTCATTCACCACCCCAAAAGGCAAAAAAATGAAAGTTTCCCAAAAATTATTGGAACAGGTGAGTGATGGCTACCACTGGGTGCGGCTAAAAGTCTCAGCCTTGTTAAGTATGCTGCTAAAACACTTGAAAAACGTGCTGGCAAAGCTGCGGGGCAGCAACTAAAGGATTCCGATGAAAACCCCCACTTGGCAAACAAAAGCTGGTCAAAATCCAAAAGGCGGCTTGAACGCCAAGGGCAGAGCATCGTACAATACAGAGACGGGTGGCAATCTAAAGCCACCTGTAAAGAGTGGCGACAACCCTAGACGGGCCTCCTTTCTCGCACGGATGGGCAATATGCC